AGCGTAAACGCTGAAGATGCCGCCGCAATGGAGTACCCCCTTAAAAAGTTGGCGGCTTGGCCTGTTAGTGTGTATGTAGCTTGGCCTGCGAGTAACTTAACGCCTCGCAACACCCCCGCCGCAATTCCGCTGAGTGTGAACGCGCTAGAGTTTGCGCCTAAAACGTAGCCTCTTGGAAATGCTGCCGCCTGCCCGGTCAGCGTGAACGTAGCTTGTGCTGCAACCAAACGCCTGCCGTAGTTTATTCCAGCGGCTTGGCCTGTGAGGGTAAATGTAGCTGAATCTGCAGTTAGCGTATATCCACCCGCCGCCGCTGTATAGTAGACTGTTATCCTTACATGGTCTATCTGCGCAACGGAAGAGGCGTTTATGCCTTGCAATGTTGCAGAAATTGCAACGCCAAAGTTTGCCGCGTTTATGTCTGCATCTGTCCACCCAAGTCCCCACAAGTTAGATGAACTACCATAGGAAAAATACGCGTCTGCCGCTGGCCAAATAGTAAAATTTGCAAGGTTGCTGCCTCCAATTACACCGCCTTTGCAAATTGAAACGATACTATCCCTTACATTACTAGCTCCAAAAGATTGGTTCCTTTTCTCTATCTCAACTAAAATACCGTCAATTGTAGCGCCAGAAGGGACACTAAACCCGAAATTTGTTATTTTAAGGTAGTTTGACGTTCCAGACCCAGCTGTTGCCTGTGCGCGCGCATCATCACTAGCAAATACATTGCCCGTACTAGTCCACGCGGTTGCGCCAACGCTCGCGTCGTTTGCCGCCGTTGCAGGTGAAAATGGGCCTTGACTTGCCATTGTTTAGCCGTTTGTTAGGTATTCGTCTCTGAAATTTTCTTTTAACCACTCTTTTAGCTCGACAATTATTGGCTTGTCGTATGGGATGCTACCTAGCCTCGCCTCATTCATATAGTCTAAGTACAGCGATTTTTTTTCTTGATAAATTTCCGCATCTGTTTTTGCGGCTGGCTCGCTTGGAACAAAAGCCCCAATAGCAATCGAATCTTTTATTGCTGCAAGCGAATTAAGATGCCCTAACTTTCGCTGTACTTGTTCGTCTAACCACGAAAGGTTTTGGTCCTGGTTGGTTTCAAAGGTTTCAACAAACGTGTCTTCTCCGTCTGAAAACGAAACGTCAACAATCAGAAGCCCCCGAAGGATTTTTTTGCCTACGATTTCTGCTTGATACATGGTTTTGGGGTTTAATAGGTGTGCCAACCGTCAAACTCTTGGACTACGCGCCCTTCAGAATCCCGAAGTGAAAACACGCACCAATAAGTCGTATTATCTTCCAATGCCGTGATTTCGTGTTCAATATTAGCTTTAACCAGGAAATGCGCGGGCGCTTTAAAGTCCTTTTCAACCACCGATCCGTCTTCGTTTATCATTTTAACGTGAACTGACCCCATAAAAACGATTGTCGTATGGTCGAACGTGTGTTTGTGGCCGTGGACTACGTGGCCTTTCGCCAAAAGCGCGTTTGGCCGGATAAAAATATTGCCCGACACAAATTCGTCAACGCCGCCACAAGTGTCTTTGCCTCTGCCGTCTAAAGATTTCATGCTATTTGTTTTAAATGGTTAAGGGTATTCGAGACAAGCGCCCCGAATACCCCCAATTTATTAGCATCAAGACTACGCCAAAGTCAGCAAGCCGTTTGTCGCGTCAAAGTCAACGGTCAATGTTTCGCCCGTTGCCAGGGAAATAGAGCTGCCGTAATCGTACCAACCAATTAGCGGATCTGCTGGGCTGGTTGGCGTATCGTTGTAGATTACCGCATAACGGAACGGGCCTACCGCGCCTGTGGCGGTCAAAACAAGATCGGTCAAAACCAGTTTGTAAGTGCCGGAAGTTTGGGCGCTGGTAGATGTGGTAATGTTTCGGCTTGACAGGTTGGTGTATGTGATTTGGGTAATGTCTGCCAAAACCGTATTTGCCGCCGTTGGTGCGGTGTTTGTGAGGGCGACCACAAGCTGATTTGAGCCAAGGTTATGTACGCCCTCTGCGAGATTTTCAACGAATGCGTTGAACTTGTTAAATGCTGCCATTATTTAAGTGCTTGTTTTTGTTACGTTGTTATTCTGAATTTACCCTTTAAAAGAGGGTATCTAATCCCTGTGCTAAGTGTGTGCCTCAATTCATAACGCAAATCGCAGTTTTTTAGCCACGTTGCCCAATCTTCAAGCTCAATGGTTACTGTAACCAGGTTATCAACTACCACAATCCCGGAACCAATCGAGTACACGCCAAGGCTATTTCGTGACAGGTCGAACACCTCAAAGGAAAACGTGCGACCCGTTAATACCGACGGCACGGTTAGAGCCTTGTCATCATACATACTAAACGGCAAAACAAAGTCTGCGTCTTCGCTTGTATAAAAATCCTTTATGGCGTAGTTGCCCGCGTTAACGGTTATCGGTTGTAAGCTCATTGTGTGCCTTTTATTTCGTTTGCGCGTTCATCGGTTATCCACATTAAAAAGTGCCTGCAATTATTTCGCCCCCGATCAATCAAGGGCTTGTACGACGCTAAATGCTTTTGATCTATCAAAGTAGGATCTTTTGGCCAATCGCGCAAAGCCTCTTCTCTTGAAAACACCTTGCCGTTTTTCTTTATGCAAAAAGCGCGGCTCGTTTTTATTAACCCGCCCTGGTAGGTAAAGTAATTTAACTCTAATTCATCGGCAAAATGCAAGTTATCCACCTCCCTAACCTTCGCGTAAGTGTCGTAAGCGTATTGCCTCCAGTATCCAACTATCGCGCCGTCTACGTCCTTTGTGGTGGTTATCAGGTTGCGCAAACCTCGCTCGAACTGCGTTACATCTTGCTTTGTGGCAATGCTTGTCAGTAAGTAGGTTTTTATGCGCTCCCTCGCAATGTCGTTTTGACCCAACCGATACAAGTACCCTCCTTTCAATAGCTCCCCATCTTTGTCGATGCCGATAATCGCCCGGATATGTGAAACGTCCTTTGCGATTCTGCCAACCTTGCCCGCGTCTTGGCCACTCAAAAGGTAGTACTCTGCGTTGCGCCCCGATATTGCCAGCAACTTTTCTGCAAACTGCTTCAAGACTGGCTTCATATCATTATCGCCCAATTCATCGAAAACGCGCTCTATCAAATTCGCTTTTGCAAGGTTTACAACGCCCGCCTTTAACTTTCCATCCGCTTGCCCCAACGCTGGCAATATGTCTGCCAAAATTCGCCTGTAAAGCGAGGCTTCAACCTTACGCAAATCCTTTTCAATAGCAAATTTAAACGCCTCAAAATCACTTTCAAAGCCGTCTACCCAATCAGCGATAAGCTTTAAAAGTTCGTTCATATCTGAGCGGGTTGCGCGGCTCCCTCATTTAGCGTGGCCATAATTTCCGCAACTTTAGCGGCAACGATTTCGCGCTGTTTAGGATATGGCATTTTGTAAAAGCGGTCGTTTTCTGTGTTTATTTGGTCAAAGATATAGCCAAGGTTTGCGTATAGCACTCGCTGCTGAAGCGGGACCAACGGACTTTGCGACCATACCATTTTCGCGTCTTCTGTGTATCCGCTGAAAGGGTTGAAGCGCTCTTTGATCTCCCACTCTTTAAACTCGTTTGGATTGTCCGCGTAGATTATGCGCATCATATCCCATTCGATTGCTTGCCGTGCTGCTGGACCCGCGCCGCTTTTGTTGGCGCTTTCAAGGTCCGCCATAAGCTCTTCCAAGGTCTTCAGCTTCAGGTCACGACTTACAACGATTTGCGCGGTTAACCCCTCGCGTTTCCCGGTAATGTCTGCAATGGCGTAGACGGTAAACTGCCAAGCCTCTGCGTAAAAGCGGAAAAACTTGTAAACTACATCGTTCGCGTTCTGTTGGTCAATGCTCTTGCCAGTTGCGGTTTCCTGAATCTGCTTGCCGTCAAATATTTCGCTGTTAAGGTACGCCCGGCGGCAATCGGCTGCCAACTCTTTGACATAGCCTTGCTGCCAGGTCAAAATCGAAACGTCGGGCGAAACATAAACGAGCATCTTGGACAGGTCCAACATATCGCCCGGATTGGAAGGCATGGGCGTTACCACGATTTCCTCCATGACTGAGGTCGAGCTTTGTTTCTTGCCACTACCCATACACGCGCCGCAAGTATGCTCCCCAATGTAACCGTCGTTACAACCAGGCGCGGCGCAATTGTCCCCATATCGGATCGAAACAGGCATAGCCACATTTGCGGCGGTTAAGTCAAGCTCTGAAACTACTTTAAGCGACTTCATTAAATACGGTTCGGCGGCTTCGATTGGCCAAACGTATGTATTGCCGTTTGTGACCTTGTCGCGCTTGTATCCCGCACGAAACGCTTTAACTTCGCCTAATCCGTGGTTAAATTCATCGTATGCCCACACTTCGCCCTCTATGGCTATTTCGTTGCCCGGAATTAGTATGCGTTCGCTGTTGCCCCCCGTAAAGCGCCCTGTTTGGCGAAGGGTTGACGCAAAGCTCTTTTGATAGCAGGTAAGTTTTTTAAGCGGCTTATCTGGGTTTTCTGGATTTGGAAGCATGGTTAGGACCGTCAAATACTGAAGGTCGTCACGCTCACAGAAAAAATCCAAAGCCATTTCACTTGATGCCTCGAATGG